CCCACTAGATCTCATACCTGAACCTTCTAGAATACAACAGTCATCCCTGGCTTACCAGGATTCTGTTGACCTTGAGGTTCTGGCGGCAACTGTTGAAACGTCACTCGTATCCAAGATGGCAAGAGAAACCAACATCCAGTCACTAGCTCCCCATGCATTGTGCCGGCTAGTTTCCAGAGGATTAGCACGGTCGCACTCGGCGTTGGTTGTGTCCGATGCAGGATCTGGTGATCTCAGGATCAAATTCGGCCTCCCAGAGATCTTGGGAATGGGCCTACGTACCACTCTTCACTATACCTCCTTGGCTATCGCGAGAAGTGCTTGTTCGTTAATGTTTAAATCCGGTGGTAGTTCACCGCGGTGGAGGTTCTTCCCTGGGTCCTTGTCTGTCTGTACAGCTGTTGCTAAGAAGATCAGTGGTCTAGTCCAATCGCCACTATTCCAAGACGATCCACTGCTCCTGTCCTTTCAAGGGGTTGCCCCAGTATCATACATGTCGGGTGTACACTCCTTGCAGAGGAAAGTGACTTCACATCTAATGAGAAGTGTGGTATCAATGATCACTACAGAGCAGTCTCCTCTTTACCTATACCCTACGTTCTTATTCTCCGACGAGCCGTCTGGCATCTTGGTGCGAGAGGTTATTGGCTCACTTAAGATCCACCTAATTAGACAGTACTACTTCCATGGTCTCCCTTGGTCGCATGCAATGAAGATATCCAACCAGATCTTACCCCAAATGATGCGACGCGAGTTTAATCAATCGGGTAAACTCAATGCTCTCTACAGATTTCACCATTTTTTAGCTAATTGGAGCGAGACTTCTAACTATTTCGGCATGTCATCTTATCTCGAGCAGGTTATTCACGGGGTGCGTTTCTTCCAGTATATGATGCCTGCGGTTGAGGTGATCAGATCCGCTAGAGGAGTGATCAATGTTGCAAGGTTGATACTGGAGACTCCGGTTTGCGCTGATGCACCACGTCTTAACAGTGTCTATCGGCCAGAAAGCTGGAGGATTTGTGTCAATGGAAGAGCCCTTGCCCGGCCTGAGTGGGATCAGGAGATCGACAGCTTGTCTTGGGATTGTTTTGCAATATCTCGGCTACAGGGGCGTTTCAAGGGGGGGGATTCATCGGTCGGATATAGTTACACATACCTGATTCCATATGTCTGTAATCGGGTCTGTGTAGTGGTTG